AATCCCGCTCGACCCAATAGCCGTACCAGAACTGAAGTTAGCGGTGTCGCCGGTTGTTAGCCCGTGGCTGGTATCCGCCACAGTAACAGTTGGCGAGCCAGAAACTGTGCTGAAGGCGTTAGACAGAGAACCCGTTTCCCGGATCGGCGTGATATTTTGTGGCGCCGTATTCGCCTTCAAAGCATACAGCTTCGCCGCACCACCAGCCGCAATAACCGTATCGCCATCGTTCTCACGCCAAGCATGGGAACCACGCATAACGCCAGTAACCTGGATATTTAGATAAGAACCACCAGACGCATACTGGCGCTTCCGCCACCCACCCACAGGCTGCAACGTGCCTTCAATCCACCGCACCAGATTAGAATCATACCACCGGCCAGCGGCTTGATATTGCGTACCCTGGCGGTAAATCCCTGGCGGGAGTTTAAGCGGAATATACGGCATTGCGCTTCACCGCTTCCATTTCAGAATGGATTGAACCGTCTTGGTTTCGTAAATCCGAATTGCGGTCCAGATTATTGTAAAAGCCGCCGCAATAGCAGGCAGAACCTGAGCCAATGTCCCGATCACCGTGGCCACTGAAATGGCGTCCACAACGTGTTTGGCGGTTTCGTTGTGATCTAGCGCCATGGTTCAGCCCTCTATCAATTTCTGCCCGCTGACGGCCAGAAGCATTTGTCCGGTTTGTTCATTTGACCGGACCATCTCATTCCGAAAACTTTCCACCGCTGCGCCCGTCTGGCGCTGTTGCTGGCTGTTTTCGATTAGCAAAATGGGAAGCCAGGCCATTGAACAAGCCCACTCGTCCACTTCCTTACCGGTGTTTGGATTGATCCCGCGCACCTGAATAAACCAGGCGCAATCCAACTTCCGGCAGGGGTTAAAGCCATCTAGCGGGCAGTTATGTTTGGCTTCGATCTGCATCAGTCTTTAGTCGCCAAGATGACATCGACGTAAGAAACAGCGAGATTGATAGCGGTGCCGGTGAATGTGTGGGTGTGGGCCTCTCCGCCGCCAGTATTACTAATACTAATACCAGTTGTCGCGGATTGCATTGTTGGAGTTATGGATTGAATGCCTTGCCCGGAACTACCACACTGATTTGACGTACCAGTTCCCCTAACCGGCTCATTCATGGTGTGAGTGTGGCCTGGATCAACCACACTATGGCTGTGCGCCGGTATTTGAGCAGTTGTTAGAGTTGTATTTCCAATAGTACCGGAAACCGCTTGAGAGGCAAAAGCCGTAGTAAACGCTACACTACCGCCAGAACTAGCGGAACCAGAGACAACCCGAAGCGCCTTATCATTATGCGTGGTAGATTTCGTCCAGCCAGTAGGAGCCGCCGTCTGGGCAAACAACATCACCGTGCCGGACGGGAAGGCATCGACCTTTGCTGTGGCGGCTGGGAAAGTTAGGGTATTAGTTCCAGCGACAGATGGGACGGCGAATGTAATAGCCCCAGAAGTGGCCCCACTTATCTTAAACGTGCCGGTGACATTTTGAGTACCACCAACAGTTAGGGTCTTAGCCGCACCAACATTCAGGCCGACACTCGTACCCCCACCAGCCGCCGCAAATACCGCATCCACCAAATCAAGATCGGTGTTCAGCTTGCCGCCCCAACTATCGGCAGAAGACCCAACTTCCGGCTTGGTCAGCCCCAGGTTGGTGGTGGTGGTATCAGCCATTTATTGCACCCTTGTCCATGTCTCAGCGCCATCCGGTATCGCTGTCCAAGTATTAGACACCGGGGCTGCTGGGGTCCAAGCCTCTGAACCATCTGCAATCGGTGTCCATATTGTAGCGGAATCCGCCGATTGGGTCCATATTTCTGTGCCATCTGGAATGTTTGACCACTTGAGAATGGCCGATACTTCCATGGCGCCAGAGGCAGAAAAGGCCGCTGATCCAGAAACAACCATCTGGCCGGAGACAGATAGGCTTCCAATGCCTTCTATCGTCACTGCTCCCAGGTAAACCACCACCCCAGAAGCCGTTACATCCGCCACACCATCTATGGCGACAGCGCCATTCTGGATACGCTGGGCCGTGGCGGCTAGATCGCCAACCCCGTCTATGGCGACCTGGCCTTGCTGTATCCGCTGGGCCGCAACCGCCAGATCGGCAACGCCATCAATCTGCGCCGCCCCTGCCGCCGTTATGTTGGCCGAAACGGCCAAATCAGCAGTGGCGTCAATCGCGACCTGACCCTCAACAATCGCCCCAGATAGCGCCGCGAATGGGGTCTGGGCGAAGGTTGAGAAGCCAAACATTTGTTAAATCCCTAAAGCGCCCTTGATTTCATCAGGCGTGGCAGCAGCCTCAATCTGATCTTGCATAGCAGAATACTTAGTCCGAATGGCAGCGCGAGCCGCTTCAGCAGTCACAACATCAATGCCAGGGATTTGCTTCATAATCACCTCATCATGTGGAGCAAACTCCTCCGCACGGGCCGCACGGCGCATATCATGTGCGATAGCCTTGGCCTTGGTGATGTTGATGCTGATCATGAGGTGTATTCCCAAGCGTTACGAAAGGTGCGGTCTGATGGAATATCAGCGACATCCACAATCTTGAATGGCTTACCCTCTGGCACATCCTTGGCGGCGATTTCTTCAATCGTCAGACCGCATTCGGGGGCTGGGACGATCACAGCAACACCGCCTTCGTCTGTGGGGTAGATGATGCGTTGGTTCATAGCTAAATCCTATCAGCGGAAAATGGCAAGTGAGATATAAGCTGCATCAGTTGCGACGCCACTATTAGCGCGCTGCGATCCTATACGCACAGCGGAAGTTGTAGGGGCTACATTATAATTAGTGGTAAGATTGAAATCATCATTACCAGCGGTTCCCGTACCACAGGAACCAACAACAGAATAATTAGCATCCGTTAAAGCCGTGGTTAGATTAACTGTATATTCACCCGTCCCATTGTCTGTAATACTGGTTACGTTCCCACTAGCGCGAATAGCCACCGTCCCAGTGCCATTGAAATTTACCCAAACCCTGCATCCATACGCCGTGGCCGCTGAACCATATCCAGAGTTAAAAGATAATACGCCACCAACCGCTGTATTCCCACTGCTGTCCAACACGATGTTATTGCTAGCGGAGGATGCGTGCTTGAGGTTGGTTGCGGCAAGCGTTGGTGCTGTTATCGTTCCATTTGTTTCAATGGAAGAAACAGGAGTGGCTGTTCCCACACCAAGGCGATTATTAGAGTCATCCCAAAACAGATTGCTATTGTCCTGGCTATATACCCCAGACGCGCCAGCAAACACCACAGAGCCAGCAGTAAAGGTGGTGGCTGTACCTGTGCCGCCATTACCCACAACCAAAGTGCCACCTAGAGAAATAGCACCATAAGAAGCCGTTGCTGGCGTCAGGCCAGTAGAGCCACCACTAAAAGAAATAACCGTCCGTGAAGCTGGCAGAGTAATAAAGACATCCTTAGACCCAGCGCCAAAATCAACCGCGCTCCCGCCATTACTGGAAGAAAGGATCGTGGTGCGCGCAAGAGTGGATGGGCTGGTGAAGGTTGCAATACCAACCTCCCACCCAACCCCGCTCTGGTCAGCAATGGTGTAATAAGTCGTGTCGCCTGTATCTAAAACGGAATCAAACGTGCGGAACCGATCAACCGCACCAGCCAGCGTAAAGTTACCCGTGCCGGTGGTGGTGGACGTTTCTCTTACACGATCCGCAATAACAAACGCCATTTCACCAACCTCTATTCAAGCGTGATGTCGAGATCACCAGCCGGGATACGGAATACATCGCCGGAAGCGATGGTTTTAGAAGCCGTCAATTCGCCGTAAGCCAGCATATTCCCAGTGGTCAGCGCATCAAACACCGCAACATAGGTAATGGTTCCCCAAGACCCTGTCGCCGCATCAAACTCAACCGCGCTGCTATTGGTGCTGGCGTTCCCGCTGGTGGTCATTGTGACCGCCTTGCGGGCGTAGCCATTACCGGAGACTTCCGTGCCGCCACCGCCTTCGCCAGGCGCCGCCGTAAAAAGACCAAGGTAAAGGCTCCCAGACGGCGAAGAAAACGCCGTGCCGGAAAACACATAAGCCATGATCTTGTTTTCAAGATAATTGGTGAAGGCGTTGGTGGTCATTAGCCGAAACTCCTAGCCCGCATCCGAAGGGCGCTGGTTGCCATCCGGCTCCGCTCATCGGAAACCTTCAGATCGTTAAGGCACCGCTCATAAAGCGTTCCCCAGGTAGAAAGCCGCTGATCGTCCTGCAAATACGGCGCGGCCTGCAAAAGCGCGCCATAAAGGTACAGATCAGGCGAATCCGTCAGAAGCCAATTCGTCGTATTGGAAACCGAAAGCGCGGGGATCGTGGCGTAATAGGTCAACTCGCCAGTATAGGCAGAACCGCTATCCGGCGCCGGGACAACCTGAAACTGCTGGCCAATCTGCGTATAATAGATCGGTTTGCCGGTGGTCCCGTTGGCACCCTTCAAAAGCGCCGCTTGGTCTGGCGAAACGAACTCCATTACCGTGATCGGGTTCGTATTGATCTGGTAGCGGATGCTTTCCAGCCAATCAGCCGGAACGGCGCTGTACTCGCTATCAAGTGTCGCCGTAGCCCGCTCCACCATGCGCCGGTGGCGGATATTCCGGTTAAACTGGGCCTCCGCCAAGGTGATGAAATCAGGGATAACCGTGGTCAAATCGGACCTATTCAGCCAATCCCCGATAGACGCCTGTAAGGTGGAATAGTTGGAAATCGCCATATCTATTCACCCCTTGAAGCTGCCGCATGGGCACAGGAAAACTCAAACCCCCCGATATGGCGCACTTGATGGCTAATATCGTGGTCTAGCATCACCTCGAACCCTGATTCCCTAGCAGATCGGCAAAACCAAATATCTTCGCCACTATATACACCATTTTGGTAGTGTATGTGAAACCAAGGCTTCGGCATTTTCTGGAAAACTTCAGCCTTGATCAGCATCAACCCCATGCCAATAGCCGCCACCGATTCCAGCCCAGTATCATCCTGCTCCGTATAAACCCGCTCAGTGGTGGTATCATCGCGGAAAGCCACAGGCTGAAGGGGGAGTTTGCGTGTGCTGTAATTAGCGGCGACAATCGCCTCGTCGCGCTGCAACAGCCTGAAGATGGCGTCCTTTGGAAACCGCATATCAGCGTCAATAAACAGGATATGCGTGGCGCCTGCATCCAAGGACGCCTGAGCCAGTTCCTGCCTTTGATTGACGATCAGCGTCCCTTGGTTCTGGAACAGCAGCACCCTGTCCCTGGTTGCCGCCGTATGGGCCGCAACGCACCGGGCTAAGTCAAAGGCAAACCCGCTGTCCACCACATCGCGGCAGGGCACACAAACTGAAACCGTTGCCTGCATTATACGCGCCCTGGCCTAGTGCGGAAAAACCGATTATCCGGGTCATTCAGCCATTTCTTCATGGCAACCGGGTCATCAACGATACCCTTCATTTTCAAATCATAAAAAACCGCCAGCGGAATGGACGCCACCTTGTTCCACTCGCCGTAACGCCCGTGATCTTCATTGAACTGCGCCTTATTGGCGTCAATAATTTCAGACACATCCTGGCGCTTTTCAATAATCGCCGTGTCTGTGGTGTCATCATAATGCCAGTAAGAAGAAATCCCGCTTACCGGATCAATGTTGAAAATCTTGTCAGCCATAAGCCACCTTTGAGGTGGGGCTGGCAGTTACCCGCCAGCCCCGTTGCCATTACGAAGTCGTCAGGTCAGCAGCGATACCATGCGCGGCTTCCTGGCGAACCATGAGGCCGTATTCGCAAAGCATCATACGCTTCTCAGCGTCGCCGGTCTTCGACAGGTCCATCGTCTGGATCGGACGCAGGATCGCCGTCGCCGCGTATTCCGGGTCAAGCACGAAAGCATCGCGCTCACGCTGGAAGCGGTTAGGCACCACAGACACCGCGCCGAAGTCAGACACATAAACGTCAGCCGCGCCAATGATAACAGTCGGGCGCGGAGTGGCTTGGTTGTAGCGAATTTCGGCAATGCCAGCGAAGCCGCTGACGGTCTGCTTGTTGAACGGGCCGACCATCAGAATCTTCGGCGTACCGCCTTCGGTCTACACCTGGGCAATAACGTCCTTCAGGATGGTTTCCGTGAAGGTACGCTGCGTACCGTCAACGCGAGTGGCGTTCACCACACCATTGGAAATCGTCGGATCAGAACCGCCAGCGCCCTTGTTGGTGTTGGTGCGAAGGAAGGCAGGCAAG